ATAGTATTATTTTCAAATATTATTGGGGCGCACTCATCTTCAACATCTATATAACATATAGCCGAATACCCTAGAGGCATATGTCTGTGGGGTATTGCATAATCTCCCTCTACGTATTCCATACCCCATGCATTCATACAAGATAATTCAAATTTAAAGTCAGCTCTGATATTATTAATTATATCATTGGATGTCTGTAGCACCAAATTAATTAAAGGAGTAAATTTTTCATTTTCTGTATGAGCAAGGTATGATGTTACATAATTAGCTCTTACATTAGAATCTATAGATTTTCCACTATCTTTAATTTTTTCTTCAAAAATAGCTTCTTTAGATAATTCTAATAGTGGTCTATACTCTAAAAAATCCATAATAAAAATGGTTGCGGTGGTTGAATAATGAACTATTTTTTCTTCGTATTTCATGACAATATTTATTTTTCTCATTGGTAATGGATAAATTTACCTCACAAAATGATTGACTTTACTCCCACAAACATATATACTAACACACTTTAAAGGAGAACTTATGTCTACACGAACTTTCAGCGCCGAAGCAAAGCTTAAACTTACGCAAATGGTCAATGAAGGCATGGCAACCATGCACGAAATTGATGCCCTTACTGAGGGATTGGCTGACACGGTTAAGGCAGTGGCAGAAGAATTGGAAATCAAACCAAGCATTCTGAAAAAAGCAATTCGTATTGCACACAAGGCCAGTTTGGGACAGACTAACAAAGAACACGAAGATTTGAACGAAATCTTGGAAACTGTAGGAAAAACTCTTTGAGTTATGTAGATGCTATCTTAGACAGAGATTCGGATAGAATTTTTGTCGTAGAACGAACTCCCGAAGGTAAGCGTACTTATCGTGAGTTTCCTACCAACTATACCATGTATATTACCGATGCAAAAGGTAAATATCGTAGTATTTATGGAGATGCTGTTAGCAAATTTTCAACTCGTAAACGTGCTGAATTTGAAAAAGAACGTAGGATTCATTCAGGTAAAAAACTGTTTGAAAGTGACGTTAACGTCCTGTTTAGGTGCCTAAGTGAAAACTACCTAAAGGTAGATGCTCCAAAGCTTCACACCTGCTTCTTTGACATTGAAGTTGATTTTGATCCCGAAAAAGGCTTTAGTCCTACCAGTGATCCATTCAATCCTGTAACAGCTATCAGTTGTTACCTAGATTGGCTTGATCAATGCTTTACTCTGGTCATTGCACCCAAGCACATGAGTCCCGAAACAGCACAGGAAATCGTAGGAGAATTTGATAACACCATTCTTTTTAGTAATGAAAAGGATATGTTTGATGTTTTCTTTCAATTGATTGAAGATGCTGATGTATTGACTGGTTGGAACTCAGAGGGCTATGATATACCCTACATGGTCAATCGCGTAACCAGAGTAATGAGCAAGGATGACACTCGCAAGTTTTGCTTGATGGGTCAACTGCCCAAAGCCAGAGAGTATGAAAGATTTGGTAAAAGTGAAACGACCTATGATTTGGTTGGGCGTGTTCACATGGACTATCTACAGCTATACAAAAAGTATAACTATGAAAGTCGGCATAGCTACAAGCTAGACTCTATCGGTGAGATGGAAGTAGGTGAAAACAAAACTCAGTATGAAGGTACTCTTGACCAATTGTACAATAAAGACTTCAAACGCTTTATTGAGTACAACAGACAAGATACCATGCTGTTGGTTAAGATTCACAACAAGTTGAAATTCTTGGAATTGGCAAATCAACTGGCGCATGAGAACACAGTGCTGCTACCAACAGTAATGGGTTCTGTGGCGATGATTGAAATGGCAATTATGAATGAAGCCCACGAACGTGGATTGGTTGTTCCTGATAAAAAACGAAAGGTTGAAAATGCACAAGATGTCCAGCAGGCAGCAGGTGCCTATGTTGCTACTCCCAAAAGAGGCGTTCACGAATGGGTCGGGGCGGTTGATATCAACTCGCTATACCCCTCAGCTATCCGCGCTCTTAACATGGCCCCAGAAACCATTGTCGCACAGGTCAGACAAACACTCACTGACCAATACATGTATGAAAAAGGCAGACGGTTAGCCACTGAAAAGAAACGATACAAGGAAGGCGATGATGATGTAACAGGTAGTATTCTTTGGGAGAACTTGTTTGGCTCACTAGAATATACCGCTATTATGAACCAAGAACGTGGTACTATTCTTACACTAGACTATGAAGATGGTCGTAGTGTGGAAATGAGTGCGGCAGAAATATGGAAATTGATCTTTGACAGTCATAAGCCATATATCATCAGTGCAAATGGTACTATCTATACCCATGAGAAAGAAGGTGTAATTCCCGGTCTACTTTCACGTTGGTATAGTGATAGAAAAATCATGCAAAAAAAGCTTAAAGAATCTACCAATGACGAAGATCGTGAGTATTGGGACAAGCGACAATTGGTTCGTAAGATTCTGCTTAACAGTGCATACGGCGCTCTGCTCAACGAGCACTGTCGTTTCTATGACAAACGTATCGGGCAAAGTGTCACTCTAAGTGGTCGTCAAATTGTACGTCATATGATGAGTGCTATCAATGAATTAGTTGAAGGTACATATTCACATGAAGGACCAGCAATTGTATATGGCGATACTGACAGTTGCTATTTCACGGCATATCCTATTCTCAAGGAACAAATTGATAAAGGTGAACTGAATTGGAATAAAGAAATGTGTATTGGCTTGTATGATAGCATAGCGGATCAAGCCAATGAAAGTTTCTCGGCTTTCATGGAACGTGCATTTCATGCTCCAAGAAAGAATGGTGAAATCATCAAAGCTGGTCGTGAATTGATCGGTGACCGTAGTTTGTTTATCACTAAGAAACGCTATGCTATCAATATCTTTGACAAAGAAGGTAAACGCAAGGATACCAATGGTAAAACTGGTGACATCAAGGCCATGGGTCTTGATTTAAAACGTGCTGATACTCCCAAGTATATACAAGAATTCTTAATGGATATTCTTAAACGAGTTCTCGCTGGTGAGCAGAGAGAACAGATAATTGACCTCATCAAGGAATTCAAGCGTCAGTTGTCAGCACAGGACAGTTGGACTAAAGGCTCTCCCAAGTCAGTTAACAAACTGACCATGTATGGCGATCTGGAAGCAAAAAGCAAAGTTGGTAAAGCTAACATGCCGGGTCATGTTAGAGCGGCTCTTAATTATAACTATTTGCGTAAAGTAAACAGTGATAATTACTCAATGAAAATTGTAGATGGTATGAAAGTAGTGGTTTGTAAACTCAAATCAAATCCATTGGGATTTACATCAATAGCATATCCAACTGACGAACTAAGATTGCCCACATGGTTCTGTGAGTTACCATTTGATGATACCGAAATGGAACGAACACTGGTAGATGAAAAGATTGAAAATTTATTGGGTGTTTTGGATTGGAATTTGCGTAGCGATACCAATACCAGTACAACATTTGATGATTTATTCTCTTTTGGTTAAATTCATGTTGCATTTCGCAATAAATTCCACTATAATATGCACTATAGTAATCTAAATAATACACATAAAGGAAAAAATATGAAAGATAATTTACAAGACTTGATTGAACACACATATAGCCTAGGTAATATTGAGCTTATCAAAATCTCAGGCTCAGATACAGAAACGCAAATCAGCGCCGTATCTGAAGATAAGAGCGTGATTGTTAATGGAAAGTTTAATAGTCCCTCTGCTGATTTTATCGGTACGTTTGGTATGCCTAATCTTGGCAAACTCAAAACGATTCTTGGCTTTGATGACTATGATGAACAGTCTGTGATTAATGTCACTAGGCAGACCAAAGATGGCGAAGACGTTCCCACAGCAATTCATTTTGAAACAAAAACTAAGGATTTTGTTAATGACTATCGCCTAATGGCTAAGGCTATTATTGAAGAAAAAGTCAAGAGCCCTACGTTTAAGGGTGCTACATGGAACATTAGTTTTGAACCTACAGTTTTAGGTATCTTGCGTTTGAAAAAGCAACATCAGGCTAATAGTGAAGAAACAACTTTTGCTACTAAAACCGAAAACGGTGATCTTAGGATTTATTTTGGTGATCCATCTACACACTCAGGAAATTTTGTTTTTTACTCTGGTGTAACTGGATCATTGGCTCGTTCTTTTATGTGGCCCGTTAAAGTTTTCTTGGCGATTATGGATCTGTCAGGCGATAAAACTGTTCGTATTTCTGACCAAGGTGTTGCTGAAATTACAGTTGACAGTGGAGTAGCTACATATCAATATCTTCTTCCTGCTCAGGTAAAATGATTAGAATTAATCATTCAGGCGGTGTACCATTTTTTCAAAATGATACGTCATACAATTTACCAAGTTCAACTGGTGCTGTGCAATGGAACGGCATGAGTAAAAAATTTCAGGTAAGCAATGGTACTGGTTGGATAGATATTGACAATTCAATTAATTTAAATGCTGACCATGACTACCTGATGGTCATGAGATGGGCTAGAGAACAAATGCATGAAGAAAAAGAACTAGAAAAGCTAGTAAAAGAAAATACTACTCTGAAAGATTTAGTTGACCAACTCAACTACATTAAAGAGCAGATTAAAGTAGTTACAACGCTCTTGAAAGCATAATGGAACAAGTAAATCTATCAACATCACACGACCCCGATTGGGCACTGTTCTTACCAGCAGTCAGTAGTTTCTATATTGCTGGTTTAGGCAAGCAGCGCAACGGTGAACAGTATTTTGACTCAGCAAGAATCCCGCAAGGGTTTGGTAGTGATGTAGAAAAACTTAATTTTCTTAACAGCAAAGAGGGACTGTATTATTACCAGTGGGGCTTGTACAGTGCAGGTCATGCTAATTTAGATACTACCAAAGTTGACTTCAACGAAAGTATTATTCGTGATCGTGAAGCTGGTACTTTCATGCTAGGTGATTCAGGGGGCTTTCAGATTCTAAAAGGTCAATGGCCCGCAGATTGGAAAGATCCCAATTGTCCCAAAGCAATGATTAAGCGTAAAGCAGTTCTCACATGGATGGATACATACATGGATTATGGTATGTGTCTAGATATTCCTTCGCAATCTCTACGCACTTTTCATTTGAAAGATTCTAAAACCGGCAAATCTTTGCATGGCATCAGTACTATTCAACAAGCAATTGATGCCACTCATATTAATAATGAATATTTTATTAATAATCGTAACGGCAAGTGTAAATTCTTAAATGTTCTGCAAGGTCTTACACATACTCAAAGCGAACAATGGTATGAAGAGATGAAAAAATATTGTGACCCAAATATCTATCCCGAGAATCATTTCAACGGATGGGCATTTGGGGGACAAAATAAAATTGATATCCATCTTACTCTCAAACGAATTGTAGGAATTATTCATGATGGTCTTCTACAAGAAGGCAAGCACGATTTGATTCACTG